TCAAAGCAGTACCGGCCATGTAAGCCAGACCAGCGTTAACAACCAAGTTCTTGGAGTCAGCAGACCACTTCAAGTTACCATCTTTATCGTGGCACTCAATGTGGTAAACACCTGTAGCTTTGGCTTCTTCGCCCGATTTAGTACCGGCAATAAAACCGCTAGAAATGTGATCGGTTGCCTTGAGTTTTTCTGTGGTCATATTGACTCCTTAATTAGAAGAACGAATTAATGCCGTTGAAGCCGTATTGGCCGGCATTGTGATTGTGAAAGTTGTGGTCGATGTTTTGTCAGAACCAAAGTCCAATACGGCAATAGCCTTGTTACCCTGAGTTACGTTGTAAATCAAAGCACATCTGGCCGTTAATGCCGCTGTCCAAGACGTATTTGGAAAGCCTACAAAAGCCGTATACCCAGATGAGCTAACAGTCACCGGCGTTAATATGTTCCCGCCAGCTGTATATCCACTCGCCACAACTTCATTCTCTGTTGAGTAAATAGTCGTTGCTTCATTTAGATTGGCGCTGGCCGTGTACAAGGCAATCTTGATAACGTCAGTCGTAAGATCATGGACGCCCTGATACAGCTCGGCCTTGAAACTGGTAGTCTGGGTTTGGACAATACTCATGATACAGAGATCCTAACCTGACCATCACGATAAGCATCAGCACGTTGTTTGCCGTCAGACAAGTTTTTATACAGAGCAATCGCTTGAGCATAACGCTGGTTGGCAAGATTGACCATATCCGCTTCGCCCTTCATGTACATAAGAGCTTCACAGATCGTGCCGTACAACAACACAGAATCAAAGTTATCACCCAGCCAAGTCGTATTGGCAGTCACAATAGACTCAGGATAATAGTTGTAGTGAAGCTCAGCGTTATAGGCCGCGCTGGGTGTTGGGCCAACGATGAATGTCAACTCATTCACATTATCAGACCGAGGTCCAAAAATAGCATAGTGTCTTGGCTCACTCAATTGCGCTGTCAAAGGATACGCTTCACGCATAAAGTTAACGTCCTTATTGAGCAAATACAAGTAGTCACCCTGAAACACCACAGCACCAGAAACAGTTCCCACATTAACAACTGTTAATGTGACCGTGGTGCCAGATATGCTTCTAACCAAAGCATTAGTGCCAATTCCTGTACCAGTCACCTGTTGGCCTACCGCGATACCAGTCGTACTCACAACCACAATCGTCTTTTGACCAGCCGTTCCGGTAGCCGTTGTGGTGTTATACGGATATAGAGCAAGACTATATACAGACAAGAAATCAGATGGACACTCAAGGTACTTATTGCCGGTTGTTAGAAAGCCTGTCACGTTCTTCCGCAAGTTAGCAGGCTGGGCAGTGTTGTATATGCGCTGCTCTGCTTGACGGATGAACGTGTTCATGTCGTCAGTTGGGAATGAGTTCTCGCAATAATTGCTTACCTCAGTGACAAGCTGGGTGTAGTTCATGCCATCGGGCCTCTGCTCATCAAGCCTTTAGTGGCCGCGCCAGTACCGCGCATCTTGATGCCGGAAGTCTTAGGCTCACCACCAGAAGATTTGTTAATGTTGCCAACACTCATGTTGACTGTATCAGCACGGCTTCTGTTAGGACCAGAACCAGGATTCTCTTTAGCAGTAACTTTTTCACCAGTCATGGTGTGTGGTGGAGCATAGACTTTGGCATCGCCAACTTCTTTACCCATCATCATTTTGCTGTATTTAGCCATGTTAGCCTCGCTTCTGTGCGGCAATCTTTGCCAAATTACGACCCATAGTCTTCATGTCAGAGTTGGTTTTACCCTTACCCTTACCTGTTCCGCCTTTTGTTTCTTTTACAGAATGGCCGCTGTTAGGGAAGATGTGAACATCAGTCTTACCTTTTTTAGCGACTCCATCTGCTGATCGTGTGTATGCCATTTTTAGCTCCTTAATTAACTGTAACTGTACCAACAAATGTTGTTCCCACCAAGTAGTTTGGCGTTAAATACTCATCAAAACTACTAGCCCCACCTACCGGCGCCCAACCCCATTGAATGTCCCGTGAACCACCAGTTAGATTCCCTGCCGCATTCAAGCCCGCAGTCACATACGTTATGTCTGGCCGTGGCTGATACAAAGCCTGTGGATCATAAACAGGATACATACCCAGCTGTAACTGCGGCTGGTCAGGATCCCAGCAAGCTTCACAAACCTTTAGCTGATACAGCTTGGTCTTGATGACCTCCATCTTTAGCTGTTTCAACTTATAGCGCTGCCCACACCGATCACATTCGGCAATAGCATATTTACCGGATGCAAATGGAGTTGCCATTAAGTACCACCACCAATGAATGCTATACGAGGCACCAACCTCAATGTAGCCTTCTCGCGATCCTCTTGGGCTGCCAAAGCATACTGTTCGTCATAAACCTTTTTAAGCATATCCAGACGGCCTTGCAGTTCAGGCACCTTCATGGCTATGTAGTAGGCTAATCCAGCCGCTACACAAGGCAGGAATCGGAAATTCATATCAGCTGTCTGTACACCAGAACCAGCGTCTTGGATGCGGCGCATTCTGTAATACACAAACTGGTACTGTTGTGAGTTATCAGGCGTAGGCCATACAGTTATTGCAGGAAGCTGGGGCACAAACACAGCCGTGCCATCAGCTTGAGCCGCCGCAGTTGTGTTGTTCTGGCCACGGAAAACACCGCCCAGCGTAGTGCCGGTAATGTAGGTGTAGTAAATGTCTTCTGTGCCAAGACGAATAAACCCAGAACCAGCAAGACCAGCAACAGTACTCAAGACAATCGTTGTGGCTGTTGATGTAATAGCGCCATCAAGAACGGCCGCTGTTGGGTTTGTTTCACCCGACAAACGCTGAATCCACACTTGAATAGGCCGGCCTTGAACCAGCTTATTAGGGATTGTGGCGTAAGTAGAAACGCTGATTCGCGTAATACTTAGGTCTGCCTGAGTAGATGAGTTGTTGGCTTGTGTCCTAATCACATGATCCAGCAAGTCAATCGTATCTGTAGGCAAGGCGTATGTGGCCAATCCTGGAGTCAGAGTGATAGTACCTGTCTCAATCGTCCACATATTGATGCCGCGATTTGCCCACTCAATGGTCATCAGGTTAAGAGAGCGGCGAGCTGTGCGTAGGTCATAACCAGTACGCATCTCACGGCCAGCTCTCTCCCACGCCTCTTCAGCGAGCTCGGTGAACTCCATGTTGAAGGAGCTGGTTCCTGTAGTGGTCATTTCTTAGCAGTCTTTGCAGAGTTAATGAATGCTTGAGCTGTAGGTGCGCCTTTAGAGCCGGGCTTACGCATCTTCTCTTTAGAGCCAGCTGCGATACGTTTTCTTTTGGCGTTAATGTTGGCATACAAACCAACAGGACCGCCATCAGCGTACTCGGTAAAGTCGGTGTCATCCCTACGCTCTTTGCGTACACCTTTGGGCATCTTAGAGGCGCGCATAGCACCCATTCCACGGCTTGCCATCATTTTGTTTTACCTTTAGCTTTCTTTGCTAAAAACATTTTGTCAACCATCTCAATCCGCTGGGGCTTAGTTGTGACTTTATTGATAATACCCAAACGCTTGGGCTTGCTCGCTTCATAGAAGCCAGCCTTCTTTAAAGACTTAACTACGCTACCTGTGGATTTTGCGGTTGCCATATCAGCACATCTTTCCGCGAGTTTTACCGCGCTCAGCAATGCCATCAGCTCTCTTGGAAGCAGTCATGCCGCCACTGGCTTTCTTAACGATTCTCTTCTTAGGAGCCGCTGAACCACCATCCACATCTTGAGGGGGCTTCATGCCTTCAGTGAAGATGCCGCGATTCATTTTACGATCATAGTCGGCCAGCTCTTTGGCTGTAGGACCGCCTTGACGACCACGGCCGGCGCCAGCTTGATCGCGCATACGATCTTCAATCTCCAGCTCCATGTCAGTGGTGCCTTTGTATGTGTATGGAACTTCGGCCATATCAGCTCCTTAACACTTTCCACCAGCGCGCATTTTCACTTGCATACCTTTGGTCTTGCCTTTGGTAGCAACACCGTCAGCCGCTTTTGTATAGCCGCCTTTGGAATAAGCCATGCCGCCCATGTTCATCTTCTTGGCCATACCGCCACTGGCCATCTTGCCTTTGCCGTCAGCAGCAAAAGCAGGAACTTTTTGACCATCCTTCATAACCATTGGCATACCACCGCTGGCCAGCTTGGTCATAGACGCGCCTTTGTGCAAACGGCCTTCGTGTTTGTTCACGGCCTTCTGCATCATCTTCTTGTCCATCTTTACGTCTTCGTGTTTCATATCGCCACCTTTAGAAAATTTACGGCCTTTATCAGCCTCGTTAAACTCTTTGCCCACAGACTGTGGGACGCCTGCTTTCTTAGCAAACGCTGGGTTATGAGCCACCGCCGCCATGAAATTATGTTGAGCTTTACTCTTGCTTGGCATTAGATCATCTTTCCACGAGTTTTGCCACGCTGAGCTATGCCATCACCACGACTAGAAGCAGAAACTTTACCGCCACGTTTGAAATTCTTAGGACTTTCTTCTTCTACTTCTCTTCTAAACTTATCGGTTTCCATATCTGATAAACGTTGCTTAGCGCCTGAAGACAGTTCTACCTTGTCTCTATCATTAACTAATTTATCAATTATTTTGCCCAAGCCAGACTTATCAACTATTTTTTTGCCTGCGCCTGTCTCTTCATCAATGTATCGGCCAAGTCTGGTTGATGCTCCCAAAACATTACCGGCCAAACCAGCACGGCCCATAGAACGCAACATTGCACGACCAGCTGCATCACGTTGTGACACATTACCTAAAGGAGATCTACGGCGTGAATCTGTTTGAGCTGGGCTTTCGTTGTTACTTCTAACAATCCTATCCAAATCAGAATTTTGCGAAGCAATAACGTCTTCAAGCAAATTTGGCGTTAAATCTTGCGCGTTTGTTTGGTTAGGCGAACGATAGTCGTAACCTGGTCTTGCTGGTCTATTAAGGCGTCCCATCTTGCGTTCCTTTAAATTTAAACCATTTTCCCGCGAGTTTTGCCACGCTGAGCAATACCATCAGCGCGTTTAGAAGCGGAAACGTTGCCGCCTTTATTAAACTTTTTGGTCCAGCTCACTCCATATCCCTTGCCAACTTTGGCAGGCGATAACGTGCCTCCAGCTAGGGGCAGGCTTACGGCATCGCGAAGACTTCTGCCAAGTGATGATGGCTCCCCAAAATTTGGTGTGCCTTCGCTTCTGGGTGGCGGCGGTGGAGGTGGTGGTGCAGGGTTTCCATTTGACATGATTAGTTATCCTTTTTGAATAAGTTGGTCAATTTTTGCTTCAAGCTTGTTAAAGCGCTGGTCAATGTGGTTTGTAATGCGGTCAATTTCTGCTTGAGTAACGTTATCACGGGCAACCTCCTCGCGGGTTTTA